GTCTTCGTCACCATACATTAACTCTGGCTCACCGCATACACATTCAAAGATGAAGCAACCGCAATCGTCACATTCATCTGACTCACCTGTTGCAATAGGGTCGTCAAGTGGTGGTTCATAACTCATATCTCTTCCTCACAATCTTTACATTCGATACATAATCCACAGTCATTACATGTTGGGACAAACTGTTCGCATACTTCACAGAATGGTGGTCCATATGGTGCGCTCATTCGTCATCATCTTCTTCCATGTTGCATACCTCACATAGTGTACCGCATTGGCTGCAGCGTGCGTCATCATTCATGGCTTACCAACTAGCCTGATACTCAAACATAGCGTCATCAACGCTTTGTTCTAGTGCATCATTTAGTTTAGCAACTGTTTCGTTAAGGTCTTGCCAGTACCAGTCATCTATTTCTGTACTGCCAAAGAAAAATCCTGTTGCAGGTGGCAACATTTCTTGTGCGTATTCTGGTGTGCCATTGTCTAATACTCTTATGCATAACTCACGCAGGTTAATCAAGTCTTGCTTGGTTAAACTGATAGGCGAGCAATCATCTACTGAATTAGTATAGTTGATAATCCAGCCATGAATAGCATTGGCTTTACGCCAATAGGCTACCTCATGTACTTGCTTCTCATACAGATACATGTCTAGTCCCATTACTTATTTACCTCATCTGCACTTGTACCTGGCACCACTTCAATAGATACCTGCTTGATGAATGGCTTGGTCATGTTAACCCAGTCTACTCCATACTCATCAGCCAATCGTTCCCATGCAGCCTGCTCTACATCACGAGAATCAGGGCTGTACTGTGTTTCGATAGTAGTACCATAATGAAATGGTCTGCTGCGAATAGAACATCAGTTGTAATTATGTTACTCATTGTCTTCCTCTATCCATGGGTATAGTCGGTGTTGTTCAATCATTGCATGTGCTGGTGCGTGACTCATGCCCTTATAGAATACACCTTCAGGCAGTAGAATCAAACGGCTAAGGTCATCTTCCCAGTATGCTGTTATTGCATGCATGCATGGTTCTGCCATGCTTACTGGTACTGGTGGGTAGAAGTTACTGGTCAAGTGTATTTCTATTGCTGCCTGCATGCTTAGCCCATCCATTGTGGCTAAGTCTCTAGCAAATGTAGCACCCATTAGAACGGTACCTCCACATGGTTCTGGCATGACTTGCGCCATGCTCGTAGTCTTTGCTTAAGAAATCTATTTTCTTGTAGTAGATGTGCGTTAGCAAATGCTAGTATAAACATCATGATTAAACTAACGCCCAACGCTATAGTTATAGCAATGACTGTTCCTGTATCTATAAACATTATAATCTCCCTTGTAATTATAGTTGACTGATGGACTCGCAATGGTCCGCTAAGGTTACGTAACCCCGACCAAAAAAAGGGGAGAGTGAGTGACTACGTGAGCCACCCACTCTCCTGTCTTTTAGTTCTTTGTTACCTCAAACACCTCAAGTTGTAACTGTGGTGCTCGGCGTGCATCTTCCGATACATTCTGACGGCGGTCAAAGCGTGTTACCAACCGACCCTTGAGAGTTACTAGGTCTGATTGCTCAGCACCTGCACGTGTTACACCTAGGATTTCTCCTACGGTTGAGTCATCTAGTGCCACGATGTTGATACCGCATACATACACCTGACGGTCAGCCTCTCCGTTACTGAATGCTGACACTTCGCGTTGGTCAAACCAACCTGTCACCATGGTTCCCTTTGAACCTGTGAATGTCTTGACGTTCTTAATCTTGCCTGTAATTGTTACTTCGTTGTTCATCTGTTTCTCCTTGTTTCGTAGTTAGTTTCGTTAGTGGAAGGTTGCCCTGCCGTAGGCAACAGGGCAACCTGTAACATTATCTTACGTTACTTTCTAATGGCTTGTCACAATCTTGACAGTCATTGAATACTTTTGGTGTGAGTATGTGGCACCAAGGGCATTCTATCTCACGACTGCGCTGGCGCATGTCGTCTAACTCCCATAGTTCCTCATACTCGCCACCGTCTTGAAGCATGACGATTGGTAGTTTGTACTCACCATCACGGTCAGTCCAGTCATGTCCGCTGATGTCCTCAACAGGTCGTAACCACTGACGCTTGTACTGCATGTTGCCCTCATCAACTAGTTGATGGGCAACTGCAGAGTCTTGAGCCTCTTTTGCTTCTTCGCAGTTGAGGCATACTGTGTCCAGCATCATGCAGTCGTAGCATTGTGTAGTAACGCTGATGCCTTGTGTGTATTCGGTCATTTGTTTATCCTTTGTTTGTTAGGTACTGACCTTCTCAGTACGCCAAATAGCATCACATGATAGTCACTCAGACAGCGCTGATGCGCTGGATGCGGGGCGTGGCTGGACTGCGAGGAACGAGCAGGCGCACATTCATGGGCGCTCCAGACACGACAGATGCGTGGTTTACCACGCTGAGAGTAATCATGACCGCTTTGCTCTGCTGAATAGGCAGAGCAGGGAATGATTTGACCATGTGATAGCATGCAGGCGACTGAGAGAGGAGACCCAAATGCTCATGACTGCACAGCATTGGCGTGGCTTTAGACACGGCATGCAGCAGGCAGCGTGCATGACTTATTGCCAAGGCAATAGGTAGTTCGAGTATTCTCATTTAATAGTACTGTTCTATTATACTACCCCCCTAGACAGGCAGGCAGACAGACTACCTACAGACAACCCTCAGTATATAGTCCTGTCTGTACAGAACTACAGTTCTGTTCTAGTCTTTGACCCCCTATATGTTAATCTGTGTTGTATTTATATATTGTATCTCTACCTATAAATATTTCTGTATATAGTTACAGGGGGCTAGATATAGTCTGACCAGCACTTTTATAAATATTTCTAGTCAAACAGTTCGTTTGACCTATTTGAACGGATTAAGTATATATAGAGAGTAAAATAGTTCAGAACTCTTTTATTGAGTTCTTCACATCTGTTACAGTATACTGTACAAATATATACTTGTAGGGCGGGGGGACTCTGCCACAAAGGAGAAAGAACGTGGCTACACCAGCGCATAAGGGATTCAAAAAGGGTGACGAGCACCACCTCGCCAAGGGTGTTGCCCAAGCCAAGGCAGATGTTTTAGAGCGGGTACGTCAGGGAGTTTCGGTCCAAGCCGCTATGGTTGCGGCGGGTAAGAAGCCAGATACGGTACGTCAATGGATGAACCGTGACCCTGAGTTTGCCCGTGCCTTGGAAGAAGCCAAGGAAGAGGGAAGTAAGCAAACCTTCACCGCCATGGGCGTTGAGAAGGAGTCTATCCCCTTTGCAGATTTTAGTAAGATGTTTTTTGACCAAACGGTATTCCCACATCATCAGGACTGGGTAGACCTACTGGAGGGGCGCGAACCTTCGTGGCTTCACCCCTCTATGATTTATGAGCCAGGTGAGGGGAACCGCCTGCTTATCAACGTGCCACCTGAGCACGCTAAGTCTACGGTCATTACCGTTAACTATCCGACTTACCGCATCGCCCTCAATCCCAACATCCGCATCATCGTGGTATCAAAGACATTGAACAAGGCACGCGAGTTCGTATACGCTATCAAGCAACGATTGTCTCATCCCCGCTGGCTCAAGTTACAGACCGCATACGGTCCAGAGGGCGGTTGGAAAGAAGATGCTGATACTTGGCGTACCGATACTGTCTATCTTGGCGGCGATGCGCGTAATTCTTCTGAGAAAGACCCAACCCTTCAAGCCCTTGGTATGGGTGGTCAGATTTACGGTGCACGTGCTGACTTGATTATTCTTGATGACTGTATCACTACTGCCAATGCCCACGAGTGGGACAAGCAGATGGACTGGCTACAGAAAGAAGTTATTACCCGTTTGGGTAAGAATGGAAAGTTGTTAGTAGTAGGGACACGAATTGCGGCAAACGACCTTTACAAAGAACTACGTAACCCTAAGCACTGGTCTGGCGGTAAGACACCGTTTACTTATATGGGTATGCCTGCGGTGCTTGAATATGCTGAACAACCCGAAAACTGGACTACCCTTTGGGCTGAATCAGATGTACCTTGGGATGGCGATGACACAACTCCAAAAGAGAATGGACGTTACCCTAAATGGGACGGACCAGCGCTTTTCAAGAGACGCAGTGAAGTTACACCTTCGACATGGGCTTTGGTATACCAGCAAGAAGACATCCAAGAAGACTCTATCTTCCCCCCAATTCTTGTACAAGGAAGCACCAACGGGATGCGCAAAAGAGGTCCACTACGGGCAGGGGCAGTGGGACACCCACCACAAGTAGAAGGTCACACTGTAATTGGCTTTGACCCTGCTATGGCAGGTAACGCTGCATTTGTAGTATGTAACTACAACAGAGCAGATGGTCGCATTTACGTGCTTGATTGTATCAACATGGAAGAACCAACACCACAAAAGATTCGTGCGTGTATTGAAGAATTAGTTATTAAGTACAGACCACAGGAGTTTCGAGTTGAAATCAACGCACACCAAAAAGCGTACTCACTCGATGACGACCTACGAAACTGGCTTGCTGCATACGGCGTACGACTTGATGCACACTTCACAGGTAAGAACAAATGGGACACTTCGTTTGGTGTTGCGTCAATGTCTAACCTCTTTGGCACTGTCCGTGAAGACAAGTTTCAAAAGAACAACATAATTGAATTACCTTCATCAGAAGGTTCTGAAGGTATCAAGGCTTTAACTCAGCAGTTGCTGACATGGAAGCCTGAAACTAAAGGCAAGACAGATACTGTCATGGCTTTATGGTTTGCTGTTATTCGCATCCGCGAACTCATGCAGGCTGGTAGTAGAACTTCTATGTATGCTAACAACCGTTGGGCTACTAGAGCGCAGATGGAAAAACGAGCAGCAGTAAACCTCGATGAGATGTTTGCTGAACAATGGCAAGAAAACTACGGATAGGAAATAGCATGGCTGATAGAACTACTGGTGGTATTTCTGGTTCTGGTGGAGCAAACGTAAATAAAGTTTATCGTGCTTCTAATCTTGATGTTAATAGCCCGCTTGTTCCTGGAACATTTATTAATGGAACCGACCAGCGTACTGAAAGACAAAAAAGAGATTACGAAAATGCTAAGGCTGCAAAACAAAAAGCAGAATTAGAACGCCGTAAAAACAATGCTCAAAAGGCTAAAGAAGCAAAAACCATTAAAGGTATAGTTGCACAAGAAAATGCTGCAAAAGGTATTAAGTAATCTTTAATCAATCGTTAGGACAATAATGTTATCAATGGACCAGATTGGCGCAAGAGTCCAGACTCTGCGCTACCGTGCGCATGGTCGTGACCAGCGCAACGGTGACGTACAGATGGTGCGCCAAGGAAAGATTAGTCAGGTATATCCTAACTTCTTCCCAGATGGCATTGACCAGAACGTAGTAGCAAACTTTATTGACATTGTTGCACGTGACCTAGCAGAAGTTATGGCACCGCTTCCAGCGGTAAACTGCTCAGCGGTTAATAAGACCAATGACAAAGCACGTATCTTTGCAGACAACCGTACTCGTATTGCTAATAACTACTTCTTGCATTCTGATTTGCAAGTACAGATGTACAACGGCGCGGACATGTACATTACATATGGATTCCTCCCGTTCATCATTGAACTGGATGAAGAGGCAAAGTTGCCACGCATCCGACTAGAAAACCCAGTGGGCGCTTACCCAGAGTTTGACCGCTACGGACGTTGCGTTGCCTTCGCTAAAAGATACTCAATGACACTAGGTGAACTTGTTGCTCAATTCCCTGAGCATGAATACGAGTTGCTTGGCAAGATGGGTTGGAAGCAAGACCTCAATGGAATGATTGAGATGATTCGTTACTATGATGCAGACCAAACTGTTCTGTATCTACCATCACGTAATAACATGTTGTTATCACATGCATCTAATCCAATTGGAAAGATGAACGTAATCATTGCTAAGCGTCCTTCTGTTGATGGCGAACTACGCGGACAGTTTGATGACGTACTTGGTATTCAGTTGCTTCGCAACCGATTTGCATTACTTGCAATGGAAGCAGCAGAGAAGTCAGTACAGGCACCAATTGTTTTGCCACAAGATGTTCAGGAACTCCAACTTGGTGGAGACGCTGTTATTCGTACAGCCAATCCACAAGGTGTACGCCGTGTAGAACTATCTCTACCACAAGGCGCATTCACTGAACAGAACTTACTAAATGAAGAGTTGCGCGTTGGCGCACGTTATCCAGAGTCTCGTACTGGAAATATGAATGCAAGTGTTGTCACTGGACAGGGTGTACAAGCACTACTAGGAGCATTTGATACACAGATTAAATCCGCTCAGGCTATCTTCTCGGCAGCATTACGCGATGTAATTGCACTTTGCTTTGAAGTAGATGAGATGTTTTTTAATGAAGAAAAAACAATTCGTGGTGTAGATGCTGGTTCACCGTATGAAGTTAAATACTTACCAAGCAAAGACATTAAGAAAGATTATTCTGCAGATGTAAGATACGGCATGTTGGCTGGATTGAATCCAGCACAGGGTCTTATCTTTATGTTGCAGGCACTTGGAGGGGGACTTATCTCCAAGGATATGGCTATGAGAGAACTACCATTCGGCGTCAACGTTACTCTTGAACAAGAGAAAATTGAAATTGAAAAAATGCGAGACGCATTGGTAAGTTCACTAGCAGCCATGACTCAAGCAATACCTCAAATGGTTATGCAGGGACAAGACCCATCTGACATGGTACGCAAGATTGCTGAAACTATCAAGGGACGCAAGGCTGGCAAAAACATTGAAGATGTGATTGAGGAAGTGTTTGAACCTGAGAATCCTCCTGTTGGTGCAGAAGAACAGTCTGAGCAACCTGTCCCCGCTGCTCCTGGTGCTGCGCCAGCAGGAGGCGCTCCAATGGCACAAGGACGACCAGACTTACAAACATTACTAAGCACAATGACAGGCGAAGGCGCAGGACGTACAGCAGTACGTACTACAAGAGAACGAGCAGTTTAAGGAGTAATCATGGCAACACCTCGTAAGAGAGCCGCAAAGGTTAAGACAGTTGCTGATGAGAGTTACTCAAAATTAGAACAGTATGCAATTGAAGTGCATGAGTTTTATAAAGCATTACGTAAAGCAGGATTTACAAATGACAATGCTTTGTGGTTAGTAGCAACAAAAGAATCATATCCTGACTGGATGCAACATTTATCACCTGAAGATATTAGAAATCATATTGAAGAGGAGGACGAGTAATGGCACGTGGAGGTTATCGTCAGCCCAATAATCCAGCACCTGTATCAGGTCCTGGTGCGCTATCACAGCGCACAGATGGTGGAGCAACAGAAGGAATGACACAGCCACAGCAAGATTACACAGGTTTTGCGTATGGAGAAAACAAGGGGCTAGCCGACCAACAGAGTGGAGCACCTCTTGCAGGAAACCCATTTGCTATGGCAGATATTACGCCACTTAGTGCTCCGACACAACGCCCGAATGAACCTGTTACTCACGGCATCAGCCAAGGTGAAGGAGCAGGAACTGAAGCAATGCGTGGTCTACCAAACCAAGCACCATCACTCGTAGACACTATTAAGCGTCTAACACAGTTTGACGCATCTGGCGATGCAGAATTAATCTACAGGTCATTACTTGACAGTGGGTACTAATGGAGCGCATCGAACCTACAGTTGCTGAGGCATCTCCAAATCTATATGCTGCTGCTAAAAGCGCAAACTTATCACCAGCAGAAACAACACAGATAAATCAGTTAAGTTATGCTCTTAAGGAGCACCGCCGTTTATCTAAGTTGCCAAAGGATACTGCTAAAGCACAGTTTGTTAAACTTGATAAAGATGCACAAGATGGCTTAAAGTTTCTTTTTAAGAATGCAGAATACTTGCAAGAAGACCCATCTGTTCTTGACCGCACATTTGGTATAGTTAAAAACATAGCCAAAGGTTTTGCTAGCCCGCTTATTCAAATGTATAACGCTGCTGCTGGCTATGGTCGTGCAATTAATACGCCATACTTAGTTGGTCGTCAAGTCACACAAGGACAAGGTGACATACTCAATAAAAAAGTATGGACTAATGCATGGGATGGCAAAGCACTTTATGATGATGGTGCTATTAAAAAGGCTAAAGATTATTTTGGTAACACAGATATTATAGTTGCACAGGGATTACTTGCAGGCAAGACTCCTGGTGAAATTATTCAATCATACGGTACACCAGACAAAGACATTCTTGCATCTATCACAAAGGCTTACAATAAACCAGAAGAGTTTAAGCAAGTTTTAGATGGTGTTAAGTATGCACAACTTAGCCCTGGTCGTGACTTAGCACGCATGATGGATGATGTACCTGTTCGTTCAGGTGGTCTGCATGGTGACTATGTTAGTGGCAAAACTAAAAACATTTCTGGTGTTACAGACTTTATTTATCAAATTGCTGTTGACCCATTAACATGGCTTTCTGGTGGAACTACTAAAGGCGCTACACTTGGTGAGCGTCTAGCAACATCAGTTACTGATGCAGCCCAACGCGGAGAACTT